ATGAACGAAGTACAATTATTTAATTTTGAAAATCATGAAGTAAGAAGTCTCTTGCTTAACAATGAGCCTTGGTTCGTTGGAAAAGATGTTGCTGATGTTCTCGGGTACCAAAACGGTAGTAGAGATATTAACCGACACGTAGATGAAGAAGATAGGCAAAACTACCAAAACGGTACTTTTGATTCTCCAAGAGGGATGACAATCATCAATGAATCAGGTCTATACAGTTTAGTTCTCTCAAGCAAGTTACCAAGTGCCAAGAAGTTCAAACGTTGGGTTACATCTGAGGTGTTGCCAGCACTAAGAAAAACAGGGCAGTACCAAGTGAAGGAACTAAGCGGACAGGAATTAATGGCTAAGGCATTAATCGAGGCACAGAACGTTCTAGCTGCTAAAGACAAGCAGATTGAGCAGATGAAGCCTAAGGTTGTATTTGCTGATGCAGTAGCAACTAGCCATACATCTATTCTCGTTGGTGAACTTGCAAAAATTCTAAAACAAAATGGCATTGACATGGGTCAGAAGCGTTTATTCGCATGGCTCAGAGAAAAAGGCTATCTGATCAAACGCCAGGGTACTGATTACAACATGCCTACACAGAAGGCTATGGAACTAGGTCTCTTTGAAATCAAGGAAGGCTCTTACGTCAACGGCTCAGGTGTAAACATCACTACTAAGACACCTAAGATTACTGGCAAGGGTCAGCAGTATTTCATTAATAAGTTCCTTCAATAGGAGGTGATCATCATGGATGAATGGAACATCAGTGTTGAAGAAGCTGCAAAGATCATGGGTAAATCAAAAGATTTCATTTTTCAGGCAATCCAGAACGGATTCATCAAAGGGATTGTGATACAAAATAAAACCCGAAGAACTGCACATATTCCGAGAAAACCATTCTTTGAATACATGACTTGCTCCAAAAAAGAACCAAGCCAAGAATTAATCGAAGCGCTCATAGAAAAATATGAGTCTTCAGAAAAAGAAATCAAAAAGCTTGATGATAAGATCCTTGAGCTAAATAGAAAAATCATCAAGTTAAGCAAAACTAAATAACAGCTTTAAGTGTTCATGAGCACCTAAGGCTAGGAGACAAATAATAATTCGTAGAATGAACTGCAATACATAATTTAACATTTCTCTTTTTGGATAATTCCATTGACTATACATACCTACTGTATATAGTCTCCTAGCGCTAAGTGCTTATGAGCATATAAAAAAAGAACACACGACTGCCATCGTGTGCTCCACTCAATCTTGGAAAAGATTGATAAAAATCAGACAGTGCTAATTGTAGCACAGAAAGAGGAAATTATGAATAGTAAAAGAATCTTATTAATTGCAATTAATTTGTTTGTTTTAGGAATGGTCATCTCAATGATCACATCAGGAAGTAATTGGGACAGTACAGCCGTACATGTCTCAAGTGCTTTCTCATTGGGATTAAACATCCTATTTCTAGAATATATCGGATTAAAAGGAGAATAAACAACATGATCAAACACGTAGAAACACCATTCCTACACTTTGAGATTAAAGACGGGAACTGTGAAGTAACAGGAACAGGAAACACATGGCAGTACCTCTTGCTATTTGCTTACATCGTTAAAGTTGCCAAAGAAGGGGGCTTTGCTAATGGGTTTGATAGTGAGAGAGAAAAAAAGGAATTCAATAGAATTCTAAACAAGGTGTATGAAAGTCCAGATGATGCAATTGAAGTATTTGGACCATTAGGGGATGTAAATACAATCTCTGATATCTTAGAAGCACTAGATAACTTATTCGGAGGGGATTACGTAGATGGAGAATAAGAAAGATATTCTAGAGAGCCTGTTCGAGACTCTCACTAGAACTAGAAAGTGGAGCGATGAAATCGCTGAAATGCTTTACCACAAGGATAAGAACGGCAATGAAGAGGTCACTGTAAGACTTTATGAAGGTAATGCAGAAGTGTTCATTGATGTTACTGGAGACAGTGGCATGGCTCTCATTAAAGATGTAATCGCAGCTTTAGAGGAAATATGATGACTTCTTTCAAAGGATTGTTCGACTGCATCTATGAAGAAATTCCAAAGACAAAAGAAGGGTGGCTCTCTCAAAGACGAAAAGGTATCGGTGGTTCAGATGCTGGAATAATCGAAGGTGTCAACCGCTACACCACTCTCCATGAACTTTGGGAAGACAAGACAGGCAGACAGAAAAGACCTCAGGTCTCAAATCATGCCATTGAGATGGGAAACCGTCTAGAGCCTGTAATGTTCAACCTGTTTGAAGCACTCTATGGTGATGACTATGAAGTCATTGATACAAAGGATTACTCCTTATCTCGTAAGGATAAGGATTGGATGCGAGCCAATCTAGATGGCGCTCTAATCAGAAAAGAAGATGGATCAACAGGAATACTTGAAATAAAGTCAACCACTATTAATAAGTGGCAGTACTTCCAGGATGACTGGGGCGATGATTCAATGCCTCAGACATATTACTGCCAGTGCTTGCACTATATGAACGTGACAGGTGCTGAGTTCGTTGTCTTGTTCGCTATTGCTATGATGCCATGGTGTGATGAAACAAAGACAATTATTAGAAGAATTGAAAGAAGCGAGGTGCTTTTGGATTTAATGCAGCTAGAGGCTGATGAAGAAGCCTTCTGGAAAAAGCACATCGTGGAAGATATTGAACCAAATTTTCTATAGGAGGAAGAAAAAAGAATGAGATTTAAACAGGAAATTAAAGACCGTCTCTATGGCGGTCACATCGGAATCGAAACAGACAAGATTGATTTTGAGATTCTCAAGGTCATGCTTGCTGATGATCACAAGAAGATTGCAGACGGAAAGCCAGTAACTGAACTAGCATGGCCTTTTGGTGCAATTACAGCACTAACTGCAGTTAATGACAATGGAGAAGTATTCGCTGACAAGCAGATTGACATCAGATACGAACAAGTGAAGTTCAAGGATGCAATCATTGAAGAAGATATGCAGCCTATCGATACAGATGTCAACGAAGTTGCCGAGATGCCTAGTTTAAGCGTTGTGAAGGTCATTCCAGCGCAGATTGAAGGATGTAACGTAAAACACTTCAAAGAGGCTGTAAAGTCTTATTTGAAACGCTATGACCGCATTGTAGTGACTGCAGACAACTGTAAAGAGTTATCTGACGTTGTTTCTAAACTGAAGAAAGAAAAAGACAATGTCAATGAAAGCAAAAAGGCAGTCAAAAAAGAAGCGATGAAAGTCTACACAGACTTCGAGAACGATATGAAAGAAATTCTTAAGATGTTTGATGCTTCTATTAGTTCCTTATCTAGTGATATTAAGGAATTCACAGATAAAGAAGTAGCAGAGAATGACATGGTTGTAAGAAAACTCTGTAATAAGGCTCTTAATGATTATGTGCATAGAAATGATTTCGATGGATACTGTGCAACTAAGGTTTTCTCTATTGATCCACGCTGGAGCTCATTAAAGAAGTTCATCAACAATAAGAAGCCAACCAAAGCATTAGTAGATGCAATCAAACAGGAATGTGAAAGAACTAAAGAAACATATAAATCATACTTACAGCGTTGTGAGTCTTTAGACATCTATTTAGAGGCTAGATGTAAAGAAACCGATGTTGATCAAGAGATGATTGATGTGAGTATCTATAAAGATAAGTTAAGAAACGGCTCTTTTGAAGACATTAAGCCACTCCTAGAAAGAAGATTTAGAGAAATCATCAACAGACGTGACGAACAGGAACATCAAAAGGAAGAAGAAGCAAAGAAGGAAGAAGTTAAGCAGCAAGAAAAGACAGTAAATGCTTCTCCAGAAGAAAATGAACCTCTAAAGATGTTGGTTGGTAAAATCGTAGGAACAAATGCTGCACTAAATGAATTAAAAACATCTCTAGACTACCTCAAAGCCAAATATGATGGTTGTTTCGATTATGATTTAAGATTCCCTAGAAAGAAGAAAGAAGGTAAATAACAATGACAGTTAAAAATAGTTTAAGAAAAGACACAAACAAAGCAAAATTCAGTACTTTTATCGCCAGCCCAGCAGTACAGAGAAAAATCAATGATGTTGTTGGCGGTAAGAATGGAACACGTTTCATTGCTTCTATTACTTCTACAGTTGTCAATGATCCAAAACTACAAGAATGTGAGCCTAATAGTATCATTACTGCTGCATTCCTTGGCGAAGCGCTCAACTTATCTCCTTCTCCTCAGTTAGGACAGTACTACTTTGTACCTTACAAGACTAAGAGAGGAACAGTTGCACAGTTCCAGTTAGGCTATAAAGGCTACATTCAGTTAGCTATCAGAAGTGGACAGTATAGAAAATTAAATGTTATTTCGATTAAGGAAGGTGAATTAATCCGTTACGACCCACTTAATGAAGAGATTGAAGTCAGATTAATTGATGATGAACTTGTAAGAGAGAACGCTAAGACAGTCGGCTATTATGCAATGTTTGAATATACTAACGGCTTTAGAAAGACGATGTACTGGTCAAAAGAGAAGATGGAAGCACATGCGCTTAAATACTCTCAGGGATATGCAGCAGATAAAAGAAAAGGCACTAACTGGACATTCTGGTCTAAAGACTTTGACGGAATGGCATACAAGACTATGCTCCGTCAGTTGATCAGCAAGTGGGGTATCATGTCAATTGATATGCAGAACGCTATTGATGCCGATATGGCAGTAATCAATAGTGATGGTACAAAAGAGTATGTTGATGCTCCTGTTACATTTGTAAACGATGAAGAACCACAGGCACAGGAAGAAGCACCTAAAGCAATCGAACATGAAAGTTCAGCACCTAAAGCACCACAGCCACATGAAGAATCTGACAAGGTTCTAGAAGAGGCGATGGTCAATACTGATTTTGGCGATGCTGAATTCGGTGACTTTGATGATAATTTTGATTACGAACAGTTCTAATTAAAGAAAGGAAGACATGAGGGATGGATGAAAAAAGAAGATGGATCAAGTTATATATGATGGACTATGACGAAGTCTATCATGATTCAAAAATGCTACACCTTTGGATTGACATCCTTCTTCATGCCAATCCTGTTGATTACTATCATCATGGCGAGCTTATCAAAAGAGGCCAATGCATCTTGTCTCTTAGACAGGTATCAGAAAGATGTGGGATGGCAAAAAACACCATTACTAAATATCTTCATCTCTTAGAAGAGTGCGGAAAAATCAAATTAGATATATCTAGAAAAGGTACTCTTGTAACAGTTGAGAACTGGGATAAATATCAGAACCGTGTCTCACCTAGTGTCCTAAAAATAGGACAAGAGGTAGGACAAGAAGTAGGACAAGAAGTAGGACAAGAGGTAGGACGTAATAAGAATAAAAGAATAAAAGAAATAAAGAATAAAAGAAGACTGTCTGTCAGTGACTCTGACTTGTCTGATTTAAAATCTTTTCTTATTGAAAATGACTTTGAAGAAGTTGCCGATGAAGTAATAGAAACATGCAAACTCTATGGACTTGAGAAAATAACCAATCTAAAGAACTTTGCTTTAGCAGTAGCAAAAGAAAAGAAATGGTATCAGAAGAAAAAGAAACCAAAAAGAAGAGTAACTGAAGAAGATAAAGAAGAATTAAGGCGATTAGCGGAAGGACTATACGGAAATGATGAAGAGCAAGTCTCTGATGAAGAGGTTGCTGAATTAAGAAAATCAATGGAAGAACTAGGAGGGGGTTTATAACATGACAAATTTTGAATTTTATGCAAATGAAATTAAATCCAGAGGCTTTAAATTTGCGGTAGATAAATCAAACGGTGAATTATTCTGTTGTGGGCAAGAAGGCTCATGCAATAAATGTGTATTTTGTCCTGATACAAAGGGATTGATAGATAAAAGAGCTAAATTCGTGTGTTCAAAAATCAATATCGTTAGATGGTTATATCAGAAGCACAAGATAAAAATGAATGCTCTGGAGCACGGCTTACTTGAATATATGCTATCTGAAGGGTATGAATGGGTATCACGTGATGATGATTTCACAATCACGTTCTTCATATTAAAACCAATCGATAAGGATGGTACTTGGCACTCTCCTGAGGGCGGATTTGATGAACCACTAAACTGTGGCCCTCTTTGCGAGGAGTTGTTCGAATTCTTAAGAGAAGGCGAATTATTTAGCATTGAAGAATTACTGAAAACGGCGGAGGTGTTTAATGATGATTAACGCTGAGAAGTTTAGAAAAGAACTATTAGAACTATCAAACCAAAACATAGCATTTGCAGTAAGAAAAGAAAATCAAAACGCAGTTGTAAGATGTGACAGTATAAAGAGGTGCACGGACTGTTTATTTGGTCGTGGTAGGTGTTCAGTAAATAGCACTAAATGGCTCTTATCAGAATACAAAGATCATGTCAAGGTATCTAAGTTGGAATATGATATTTTGAAGTATCTTTCTGACAATACAAGACACATGTATATCACTAGAGATGGCAACGGTAATATTTTTCTATATGATGTAGAGCCAGAAAAAAGTAAGAGTGCTCCTTGGTGGACTGGTCGTGGCATGTGCCACATGGGAATGTTTAATAAGTTATTCCGATTCGTTCAATTTGCAGATGAAGAACAAAGAGCAATCAAGGATATTTTAGAGAATTGTGTTGTTAAAGAGATTGAGGAGGAACAATAATATGCCAAATTGGTGCGTTGGTGCTTTAAGAGTACGTGGAAAACAGAAGGATTTACAGAATTTCGTTTTAAATGGATTGAAGCCTTGTGATCCTTTTAAAAAGGAACATGCAAAACTCGAACTAGATGAGTTTGGATATGTAGATTGCAATGAAAAATGTTGGATTGAAGGAACGCGAAGAGGGTTCGTTTATGATCTAGATGTATGCTTTGAAGAGGATGATGATTTTATTCAGACCATTGCCCTCGATGCGGAATTCGCATGGGCTATCAGTTCCGATGAATTATTAAAAGTATGCCAGAAGTATCATGTTGACATGAGAATCTACGCTTTTGAAAGAGGAATGGAGTTTAATCTGGAAATTGAAATTATTAACGGAAAGATCACGAAGGATTCCTATTTTGCATTCCAAGATTATACATGGGAATGCATCTGCCCACACATGGGAGGATAAAAATAGATGGATCCACAGGAATTACATAATATGCTTGATGTTCTTGTATCAAATTTTCCTGCACTCGAAAAAGTATGCGAAACATGGGGCAATCAGCACATGCTAACCATTGCAATGGAAGAAAACGCAGAATTGATACAAGCAATATCTAAAATAAAACGTAATGGATTGGATCCTATAAACGCTTCACATTTGGATGAAGAGACTGCAGATGTATTGATATGCATATGTGAGCTATATGTGATGGGCTATCTAGATGTACATGAAATTGCTGGAATCATAGAAAGAAAAGTAAAAAGGTCTATACAAAGAACTCAGGATTATATAAAGGACTTAGAAGAGGAGGCTGGATGCGATGGCAGTTTTTAGCGCTGAAAAAGTACAGGAAATTATAGAAGAAGAAGAAGCTGAATATAAGAAGCTAGAAGAAGAATATGAAGATTTAAAGGTTGAATATGAAGATTTAGAAGATAAGTGCAAAAGTTATCAAAAAGCAAACCAAACTGTATTGGACTTCTACAGAGAAGACTGTGGGAAAATGGATGATCTTCAGAAGCTGAATAATAAGCTTGTCAAAAGCAATAAAGCAGCTAACAGAGATTTCTTTATTCTTGTAGCAGCTTATGTTGCTACACTAGTGCTAATGATTTACTTATTTATCAGATAGGAGTGATATAGATGTTTTTATTGCAGGTATTAGAAAATGTATTTTCTGTGTTTGCTATCGTTATGCTGATTGTTGGCGTTCTTATTGTGGTATCTGTGATTGCAATTGCAGTTTTCGTTATTGTGTCGGTCGTTGTGAATGGCATAGAAGAAGATAAGGAGAATAATAACTTATGACAATAAATGACAAGGAGGAACGCTATTAATGCTTAATCGAGCTTTATTAGTCGGAAGACTTACAAGAGACCCTGAACTAAGAAGAACAGGGAGTGGGAAGGCAGTCACTTCTTTCAACTTAGCAGTAGAAAGAAACTTCAAGAGCGATGATCAGGAAGCTGATTTCATCAACTGTGTTTGTTGGGGCAAGATTGCAGAGAATACAGAACGTTACTGTTCTAAAGGCTCACTTGTTTCTGTTGATGGTCGCATTCAGACAAGAAACTATGAGAACAATCAAGGTCAGAAGGTATATGTTACTGAGGTGATTGCTGACTCTGTACAGTTCATTCAGACAAACAGAAATAACAATACAGCCACTGCATCACAAGCACAAGTAAATAATCAAGCACCTGTTAATAACTATGCGAATAATGGACTGATTCATCAGTTTGAGGATGAAGGATTGATTATGGAAGAGGATGACATTCAATTCTAATGATCAAGAATAAATACAAGGCTAAGAAGGCAGTTGTTGACGGCATTGTCTTTGACAGTCGAAAAGAAGCAAAGAGATATACAGAACTCAAGAAACTTGAAGAGATGGGAAGCATTAGAGACCTGTCTCTTCAGGTTCAGTTTGAACTTATACCGTCATTTGAAATTGTAATTGATGGAAAGAAGAGGAAAAGAAGACCAATTACATACGTGGCCGACTTCGTATATTACAAAGATGATGAAAAGGTCATAGAAGACGTCAAAGGTCTCAGAACTCCTGTCTATAAAATCAAGAAGAAATTATTTGAATATCGTTATCATGAGACAATCAGGGAGGTATAGAAGTGGCTAGATTAGTTGAAGTATGGGACTACTTTAGAGCGCCTATGAGCGAGAATGACATGATAAGAATGCGCAGAACGTTCAGTATCATCAATTTAGATAAATGCACCTTTGAATTCCAGTTGCCTCCTAGATGGCCAGAAGGAGGACTGTGTGCAATCGTTTTCTTTTATAAGAATAAGATGATTCATAAGGAAGAGTACAGCACTATGAGTCTAGCAAAGGCAAGACTTGACTGGCTTTCAACATTTGTTCCTAAAAAGGAAGAAGGGGAACTTGAATACAAGGGAATGCCGATTGATGCTGATGATATTATTGCAGTCATTAATCATACAAGCTTCAGTGATAGAATTATAAGCATTGTTACATCAAGAATAAGAATCAATGACAGAGTGCAGCGAAAGAGTTGCTACACGGTTCTTGAAGAGATTCAAAAGAAGTTCATCAGATAATCAAACAGGGCATTGAGTTCTTTATTAGATTTTATATACTATCAAGAAAATTTATTAGGACCCCTCATACTTAATAGATTCTTTTCTAAAAGCAAGATCCTCTCATGGATTCGATGCCCTAACATATTTTTCTATTCTAAAACCAACAAACAACAGCAGTGTCATGGCTTTGCTTCAATCTCATTCACCTTCTTTTGCAAAGAATAAGAGTATGAAGCGCTAATTTTGCTATCCAACTATAAAGTTATGATGTTGCTGGGAGAAGAGAAGACACAAATTGAAAACCAATGGGAAGAGTAAAGGACTGTTTTCTTCTTCTCCAGAAAGGAGGTTAAATGGGAAACTTTGTTTTATATCGTAACGGAAAAAGAACTGATATAACTGGATCAATAGAAAAGATAAGTCAGTATGTTGATGCTACTCAATTAGCTCTAAAACATAGATGGCAACGTATATATAAGCATGAAAGTGTATTTTCAAATGAAATACCTATTAAAATAGGGAGTGCATACGATAATGAGGAATATATGGCAAATGTATTTGCTCACAGAAAAGTACACAAGAAAGAAAAGAAAAGAGCAAGCTATGAAGATAGGCAGTTCTATGTTGTCTATGACATGAATGACAATGTAATTGTTGCAGGCACTGCTGAAGAATGCGCTAATAGGCTATCCATTGGATTAGCTAGTTTCTACTGCAAGGCAAGCAATCAGCACAGCGATAAATACAATGCAAGGCATCCTAGCACTGCCCCAAGAAAATATTATGTATATACTTTAAAAAGATAAGGAGGAGTGAAATTAAATTGTTTTTTATTCTATTTGTATTGGTGATAGTGATTTATTTATTTTTCATTTTTGAGTAATCAGGAGGTAACGTATGACAGCCGAAGAAGTCAGAACATATTTAAAATCATATAGAAATCTTAAAGATAAAGCAGACTATCTACAGAATAAGTTAATCAATGTTAAAGCCATCTCATATAGAGACAGTCCGACAGGTTCATATTCAGAGCCCAAGACTCAGAACGATTACATCATGATGAAGGATAGGTGTTTAGAAGAAATGGCTCTCATACGTCAAAATATAGATAAACTAGATGATATCAATCATAGAGATGTACTCTTTTATCGATACATCGAATCAATGAGCATCTATGATACTGCTGACATGCTGCATGTATCGCAGAGAACAGCAGAGAAGTACATACATGATGCAATTGAAAAGATGATTGTTATTCTAGATTAGCGTGAATACACGGTTATAAACGTTAAACGGCGCAACATTGCGCATTTAAATGTTATATAATGGTAAAAAGAGGCAAATTAAGCAGAGAGGCATAATAAAGCCTCTTTTTTTATTACTTGATGAGAAAGGGGTGCGACTATGACAGAAAAGCAGAAACTATTTTGTGATGAGTATCTAAAAGATACTAATGCTACAAGAGCATATCTAACAGTCTATGCCAATTGTAAAAGTGCCACCAGTGCAGCACCTCTTGCTTCAAAGCTTTTAAAAAAAGAAGAGATACAAAAATATATCTCTGAAAAAATGGAAGAGATTCACAACGAGAACACAGCCGACATTCAAGAAGTAGTCGAATATCTTACATCTGTTATGCGCGCTAAATCGGAATCATATGTAATGATCATGAACGGTAACGGTACACAAAAGGTCATTCAGAAGCCTCCGGACGAGAAAGAAAGGCTTAAAGCTGCAGAGCTGTTAGGTAAACGTTTTGGTATGTTTACAGATAATGTGGATGTTACTTCAAATGGGCAGACAGTGATTGTAGATGATATAGATGAATAAGGTTAGTTTGAAATCTACCATTGGTCCGGCTTTCTATGAAGTTCATAAGCATGTAAAAAACAATGATTACACACACTACTGGCTTAAAGGTGGACGTGGTTCTTTAAAATCTTCTTTCATTGGCACAGAGATTCCTCTAGGGATTATGAGAGATGCGAAACGTGGTGTAATGAGTAATGCCGTTGTTATCAGACGTGTAAAGGACACTTTAAGGGGTTCAGTCTATGAACAGATTAAGTGGGGCATATTCATGCTGAAGGCTGAAGAAGATTGGGACATACCTGAATCTAAGTTACAGATGACATACAGACCGACAGGACAACAGATAATATTCAAAGGTGCTGACAATCCTAAGAAGTTGAAATCTATCAAGGTGTTTGTCGGCTATGTTAAATACGTATGGTATGAAGAATGTGACGAATTCGAAACATATGACAAGATAACCAATATTAATCAGTCTCTTTTACGTGGTGGACATGAGTATTGTGTTTTTTATTCTTTCAACCCTCCTGAAAGCCAAAGAAATTGGTGCAACAGGCAAGTTCTAGTAAAAAGAGATGACACATATGTTTCTCACACAACTTACTTACAGGCACCTCCTGAATGGCTTGGGGAGCAGTTTCTAATTGAAGCCGACCACATGAAGGAGACAAAGCCTGATAAGTATAAGCATGACTATTTGGGAGAGGTAACCGGTACAGGTAGCGAGGTTTTCACCAATCTTGATATACGTGAGATAACCGACGAGGAAATACAGGTATTCGATAGATTGAAAAACGGATTGGACTTTGGTTATGCTGGTGACCCATTAGCATATGTCAAAGCGAATTATGACAAGACGCGCAGGCGTCTTTTTATTTTTGGTGAAGTATATGGAACTAGACTATCAAATGCCAAGGCCGTAAAACTCATAAAAGAGATTAACCCGCTCAACAAGCTAGTCACTGCTGATTCAGCTGAACCAAGAACTATTAATGAATTCAAGTTATTAGGTCTCAATATCATCGGTGCAAAGAAAGGCGCTGACAGTGTAGACAATGGAATAAAGTTCCTTCAGGACCTAGATAAGATAATTATAGATCCTATTAGATGCCCCAATGCTGCACGTGAATTCAATGACTATGAAATTGAAATGGATAGAGACGGCAACCTTAGAGGGGACTTCCCCGACAGAAACAACCACACTATAGATGCGGTTAGATATGCTATAGAAAATGAAATCCTTATGAAGAAGGCAAGAGCAGGAAAGAGGAGATTTTAAAAGATGTATTATACTTTCACGATTCCACGAGAAAAATTCGACGAGACAAACATAGACAGAAGCATGATCCTTCGTCTCATTAGTAAGCATTATAGTATTCGTGCTCCTGAGATATTGAAGAATGTCGGCTATTACTTTGGTAAGCATGCCATCATGAACAGGAAAAAGAAGTTCAAGAACCAGCCGAACAATAAGATCATGGTAAATCATGCTAAAGATATATCAGATACAGCGACGGGCTATTTTCTTTCAAACCCTATTACATTCAAGAAGAATACAGAAGACGGCAATATTGATAAGCTGACAGGGGCATTTGTTGATGCTGAAACAGATGATACAGATTCATGCAATGCTATCAATATGTCACGTGCTGGTGTCGCTTATGAGTATGTTTACTTATGTGAGCATGAAAGCAAGCTGATGACCAAGACTCTTGACCCATTGTCAACGTTCAAGGTTTTCGATGCTTCAATTGAACAGCATGAACTATTCAGCGTTTATTATTCGATTGAAAAAGATGATTCTACTGACAGGTTTAATATCATTGCGACAGTTACAAGTGAGAACTATGTCACAAGAATCGGAATCACATGCAATGAAGAATTCGAAAAAGGCGAGTTTTCAGAACTAGGTGAGCCTTACCCACATTTCTTAGGTGAGGACCCTATCATTGAGTATAGAAACAACATGGACTGCATTGGAGACTATGAACAGCAGATTTCTCTTATTGACGCATACAATACATTATGCTCTGACAGAATCAACGATAAGGAGCAGTTCATTGATGCAGTACTTGTTGTCTATGGCGCTCTTTTAGGTGATGACGATGAAGAAGCAACAAAAGCGCTCCAGGCTATCCGTAAGAATGGTGTTATGGAACTTCCTGCTGATGCACGCTCTGAATATCTGACTAGAACATTTGACGAGAATGCTGTGGAAACACTCAAGCGCTCAATAAAGGAAGATATCTATTCGCTTTCTCATGTTCCTAATCTGACAGATGAAAACTTTGCTGGCAACAGTTCAGGCATTGCCATTCAATATAAGCTTCTAGCCCTTGAGACCCTCACCAAAACAAAAGAGAGATATTACAAGAAAGGGCTTAAAAAGCGTATAAGAATGTTCTGTACTTACCTCAATCTAAAGGCGATTGCTGCTGATCAGTCAATGATTGAGCCTGTATTTACAAGAGGACTTCCACAAAACCGTCTTGAATTATCACAAATCATTGCGAATCTTAAAGGTGTTGTATCAACTAAGACACTTCTTGCACTCCTTGACTTTGTTTCAAACGTTGATGATGAAATGAAAGAAGTCAAGAAAGAACAACAGGAAGCACTTGAAACACAGAAGCAGTTATTTGATACCGAAAATCAGAATACTCCTCCAGAAGATGAAGAAGAAACAGATGATCACGAGGAAGATGATAATGATGATGACAAAGACAAGGAATAATAGTGTTCTGTTATGACCGACATCAAAAATATAAAGTACTGGGAGATGCGAGAAGCAAGGAACATGTACAAGGATATGCAGTTAGCCGAGGACTGCGCCAATGAGTTGAGCGTAATCTATAGCAAGGCTGCAGTCTACACTGCCAAACAGATTGAGGGAATATTCAATAGATTCGCTTCAAAGCATCATCTGACAAGAGACGAGGCTATTAACCTTCTCTCAGAGGCTGATGGTAAAGATTTTGAAAAACTGCTTGAAGTATACAAGAATAAGACAGGTGCCCAAAAAAGAGAAGCACTAGCAGAATTGGAAGCTCCAGCATACAAGAACCGTATGAAGAGGCTTGACGATATTAACAAGTCTATTAATAAGTTGATTAATGCCATTGCATCCAAAGAAAGAGATGCAATAGACAAGACAATGCGACAGGTCTATGAAAGCAGTTATCACCATGCAGTATATGAAGCTGCAAGAATGAGTGGTCTAGATCTTCAGACAGGCCCTATTGATGAAGGCGCTCTTGAAACCATTCTGAAAAAGAAATGGTCAGGACAGAACTATTCCGAAAGAGTATGGAACAATACTCAGAAGGTCGCTGATGCACTAAAAGAGGAACTCATGATAGGAGCCCTCACAGGAAAGACAGAGAAGGAAATGACCGACTCAATCAACGAACAGTTCCTATCAGGTAGAAATAAAGCTAGAAGACTTGTAAGAACCGAATCATCATACATTCACAACGAGGCGCACTTCCAGGCTTACAGGGATTACGGCATAGAGGAGTATAGATTTGTTGCAACACTAGACCTTAGAACGTCCCAAATTTGCCGTGAGAGGGACGGAAGTGTATGCAGGGTTAATGATAAGAAGATAGGTGTAAACGCCTCTCCGATGCACCCATGGTGCCGTTCTACTACTATTATGAATCTTGACGATGAAACTATGTATAATCTAGAAAGATTTGCAAGGGACCCTGTCACAGGTGAAAGAATGAAGGTTCCAGCGGACGAGACTTATAAAGAATGGCATAAAAGAATGGTTGAAAAGCATGGTGCAGATGCAATTAACACTGCTGAGAAGTCAGCTAAGAATTATTCTAGTGATAAGATTCAGTACCAAAATTACTGCAATGTTCTTGGAAGCAAGTTAGTTCCTGGTTCATTAGAAAAGTTTCAGGAAGTAAAATATGGCAATAAGAGCCAGTGGAATGATTTAAAGTATAAATTCAGGACAGTGAATCGTTATAAAACAGACTATGGTAAAGTCGATGCTGAAACGATTCTAGAACTAGATAAAGAAGCCCTTACTGCAAAAGACGAATATATGACAACCAAAGCAGGAAGAGGAAATGTTGCTTCAATGAAAATTGGTGATGATATATATATTGCTTCAAGCCAAATTTCAAAAGTATCTGACTCTAATTATTTGAATTATAAAGGAGAAAAATCAAAATTAATTTTATCGCCTGATAATGCCAGATTGACGCCTCATTTAAAAACAGTTCCATATAAGGGACACGAGGGCGAATATTCTAGAGATGTCGATACAGAATATAAGTTTTTTGAATATATTTATGACAAAATTTTAAAAGGAGAATTAAAAAATCAAGAAATTTTCATCTTATCTCAAAAAAGCATGTGTTTTAGCTGTGATTCAGTTTATAATGAACTTGTAAACAAGAAAGAAGTTATAGATGCAAACATCAAAATAAATGTTGTATCTGGGAAAAATAACAAATTATGGGATTATAGAAATTACAAAACCGATGCATTAAACAATATTAAAAAGAGGGTGAAAAAATGAGCGAATATTCTGATTTTAAACATGACTTTAGGACGGATTATGAAACCGGGGATCAATCACGAGGGATGTTCCATCTTGATGACTTAGGGCCTTCTTTTCAAGGTGACCCGATGTTTGCTTTGCGTGTTTCATTAGCTTTAGCAACTATAGAAGCAGAATTATATCCTACACTTAACGATGGAGTAAACTATATGTTTTATCATACTTATGAGAACATAGACAGGATTGTTGTAGGGGTGCACGTTGAAACACAGGAAGAATTGGATGAAATGAAGCGTGATAGAGATTTTGTACTTAATTCAGGCAAACTTGATTATGAAGATGCCTTTAGAGACGAAATGAATAAAAAGGAATAATGAAATATGGCAAGAGATGATTATCATGTAATTGTTTATCAGATTCTATCTTACCTGTATATGCAGCTAAAGCAAGGCAAGGATATTGATGCATCACTCATAAGACATGACAGTAAATATCTGCAGATCAACAGAAAGTACTGGACTTATGTCATTGTGAATCTGTTGAATGATGGATATATCAGTGGGATAGTAATTGACCAGGATATAGACGAAAACATAGATATATACAATCTTGATAAGTGTGAGATTACACCAAAAGGCATAGAATACCTTACTGATAATTCAACTATTGAAAAAGCCAAGAGATTCATGAAGGACCTGAAAGACATAATACCGTTTGTATAAGCCGACTGTTTAGTCGGTTTTTATTTTACTCAATTTCAAGAAAGGAGAATCATATGGCTGAAGGATTGAAACCACATCATCACCAGTACTTTGAGTATGACTGTAAAAGTCATTTTGACAGCCGTAGGCACGTGATTGTCAAGAAGGTGACATATATGTGCATGATATGCGGAAAACTCTCTCACGAGACATATGAGGAGTACTGCCCACCTCCCAAGGAAAGAAAACCTAAAGCATTGATGAAATACAGAAGCAGACAGAAGAGCGGTTGATGTTCTTCTTTTTTTCTGTTTGTCCATAACTTGCATATGACATTAAAAGGTGCATGGATATAACAGTCATACGGACTATAAACGGAGGTATTTAATTATGGAATACGTTAAGAATATGATGCCTTTGAACCTTCAGCTTTTTGCAGAAGAAGGGGAAGAAGGGACAGGCGATGAAGGGAATCCCGATAATGCGCAGTCAGGTGAACCAGAAGATGATAAATCTAAAGTGACAACACTCACAGAGGATGATGTAAACAGAATCGTCAAACAGAGACTTGCCCGTGAAAAAAAGAAGTGGGAGAAGGATCATACAGAAGCCGAAAGACTTCAAAAAATGACAGATGATGAAAAGAAGCAGTATGAGGAAGACAAGAGAAAAGAAGATCTTGACAATAGAGAAGCAGCAATTACTCGTAGAGAACTGACTGCAGTTGCCAAGGAACAGCTTAATGCTGCAGGAGTTCCAGCAGACATGGCTGATTTCATCGACTACACTGATGCTGATACAGTGAACGAATCTGTCAAAAGACTCTCTAAAGCATTCAAGGGAGCAGTTCAGCAGTCTGTTGATGACCGATTAAAAGGCAAAGCACCTTTAGACAAGGCTAGAAACAATGTATTTACTGCTGAAGAAGAGGATGCAAGAAAGGCATTCGCGAATGCACTTAAATTTTAGAAAAGAGGTATAGAACATGGCAATTAATTCATTACAGTATTCAACTATTTTTCAGACTGAATTAGATAAACAGATGGAGCATCTCACTCTTACATCATGGATGGATGCCAATGCCGGACAGATTAAGTATGACGGTGGTGCAGAGGTAAAAATCCCTAAGATGTCATTAGTTGGCTTAGGAGACTATAACAGAGATGAAGGATATAAACAGGGTGCTGTCACTCTTGAATATGAAACATTCAAAATGACACAGGACCGTGGAAGAAAGTTCCTTCTTGATGCAATGGATGTGAACGAAACCAATTTTGTTGCATCTGCTGGCACTGTCATGGGAGAATTCCAGCGTTTACATGTTGCCCCTGAAGTCGATGCTTACCGTATTTCTAAGGTTGTTTCTGATGTTACAGCAAAGAAATCAGCAAACATCCTAACAACTGCATTGACTGAACAGAATATTCTTTCTGAATTAGAAAAGGCAGCGGATACTATCCGTGATAAAGGATATCAGGGCGATATCATCTGTCATATTACATATGATACTTTAAGATTATTAAAGGAAAAGATGGTAAACAGCAACCTTACATCAGGTAAATTAACTATTGGAAATATCACATTAGATATCTATAAGCTTGATGAAATTACATTCATTCCTACACCAAAGAACAGAATGTATTCAGCTATCAAGGTTGATGCTGGAGCAACAAAAGACGCAGGCGGATATACAAAAGGTGAAACTGCCAAGAACGTAAATTTCTTAATGGCGCCAATCAATAGTGTTATCGGCGTTACTAAACAGGACAAGACAAGAGTATTTGACCCTGATACTAACCAGGATGCAAATGCTTGGCAGATTGATTACAGAAGATATCATGACTGCTGGGAAAAGGAAAACATGCTTGACCTAATCATTGCTAACGTCTCAGCTGATGCATAATGATCATTGTAAAAAGAATCAACGTTGAAAGAGTCATCCATGAGGATGACCTTCAGCGTTATACCGAACAGGGATATCTAGTCATTGAAGACAAGAAGAATGATGAAGATACTCCTGTAGAAAACAATGAAGTGACGGACCTCAACGATATGACTGTTGACCAGTTAAAGACTATTGCAAAGGAAAAGGGCGTTAGCGGATACTCTAGTCTTGTTAAAAAGGAACTGGTCGCAGTTCTCACTAAGATGCAGGAGGAGTAATCTATGGATCTAGTTGAGATTGTTGCTGAAAGAACAGGAACGAGTCAGGGGCGTGCAAAACTCTATGTTGAAATGGCAAAACAGCGTGCACTTGCACATACAAACCGCACTGTATACATCACTGCAATGGATTTCTGTGTGGCTGATCTAGCATGTGCCATGTACTTCAGAGAGGGCATGGTCGGAGAATCATCACATTCAGAAGGTGGCATCACATCTACTTTTCAGTCTTCCACTTATGAAGATATTCTCTCAACTCTCAACAACTTGAGACTGATTCGTGCAGGAGGAATCGTTCACGAAAAGAAGCCTGAGGGGAACAAATGAGACTTTCAGCGCTTAAGAACTATCCTGTATATGAGCCTGTCATCGAAAAGGACGGCGAAGGTGTCACTACTGAAAAGTGGATCAAGAGAAAATCAATGCTTCTTGAGATATGGCCTGCATCCGGTAAGTTACAGGCTGAAATGTATGGGGAGAGACTGAACTACATTCTTAATATGATTCTTCCTAAGAATTTGGATGATGATTTCAGACTCACTGAAAAGTGGGGAGTGAATGTCTATAATCAGTCAATCGATGAACCGGATTACAGAATCATCAGCATGAAGGAATATAACAGACACTATCTCTATGAACTGGAGAAGATTATTAAATGAGTCTCAATGGTGCTAATGAATTATTTAGAAAGCTTCGTGCTATAGATGTCGTTCTTGAGAATCCTGAACAGGTTCTAGGAAAGGCTGCGGAAACAATCAGAAGTGGTTGCGTTCTTGAATGCCCTGTAAATAATGGTGAATTAAGAAATTCCATTAAGACAAGAGTTGAAGGCGACAAGGGATATGTTTATACAAATAAGGCATATGCTCAATATGTTGAATTCGGAACAGGTCGAAAAGGTGCAGCAGACCATGCTGGAATATCTCCATATGCACATCCTTCTTATACTATGGAACCTTGGTGGATTCCTGAAGAGAAGCTATCAGAAGAAGCAATAAATAACTATCATTGGGTAGTTATCGAGGTTGATGGAAAGAGATATTACAGGTCGGATGGACAGCCTGCACAGCCATTCATGTACCAGGGAGCAAAGAAGACTGAAAAGAAAGCAGTGAAGGATGCTGGTATTGTAATCAGCCAGTTAATTGAAAAGGATTAAAAGCATATGATCAACATTAAAGACAAAGTATATAAGGCTCTGTCAGATGAAGGCCTTGAAGTCACTGATATCTATCCTAAGGACTGGGCAAAGCTTCCAGCAGTTCAGTATGTTGAGGAAGATAACAGCGTGGCAGAATGGACGGATGACAAGGAGCAGACATCACATGTCCTTTACAGAATCGAAATCTGGGATACTAAGAGTACATCAAGTACAGCCTTGAAAGTTGATAAGGCATTATCAGCAATGGGGCTCAAGAGAGTATCATGCAGAGATATTGATGATGCATCAGGACTTAGACACAAGAAAATGAGTTATGAAGCATATTATGATAGTGAATACATCTACCATGGTATGTAACTGATAAGGAGGAATTATATAATGCTAGCAAATGGCGCTAAATTATCTTATGACAAGACAAACAAGGGGACTTCTTATACTGACCTTCCAGGTTTGAAGAAGATTCCTGAAATGGGTATTGAAAAAGAAAAAGTTGAAAACTCTTCACTTGATAATGCAGTTAAGGTCTATGAGTTTGGTATCGGAGACCCTGGAGACCTTGAATATACATTCAAGTATGACAACAGCAAGCCATCATCTTCATACAGATTAATGAGGGAGCTAGAAAAAACAGGAGCTACCGCAATGTTCAAGGAAACATTGAAGGACGGTACTACAACTACATTCTCAGGACAGGTCACTGTTAAAAGATCGGGCGGTGGTGTCAATGATGCTATTGAATTCACTGTTTCAATCGCATTACAATCTGAACTCACTGTTACTGACCCAACAGACGTAGCAGCATAGAAAGGAAGATATAGATAAATGGAAGTAAAAGCAAAAAGAAAACCCTTCATCATTTGGAAGATAGGTGAAGAAGAATATAAATTAAAACTTACAACAGGAGAAATCTCAAGACTAGAACAGATGTATGGTGGAAGTCTTATCAATCTTCTCAATACAGAAACAGGCATGACACCATTATGCACTATGCTGGACATCGTTCATGGTGGTCTTCAGAAATTCAACAGTAACATCGACAGAAGCGATGTGAATGATATGTTTGATAGATACATTGATGAAGGTGGCTCACAGACAGAGTTCCTCAGTGATATTCTAATTCCATTGTTCCAGGTATCGGGTTTTTTCTCTGGGGCTCTCGAAACGAAAATGGAAAAGGAAATGGCGGAAGCCAAGAAGAATCTCTAGAAGATATCCTGATTACAGATTACATATACAAGGCGGTCTATGATCCAGCGCTTGATGCTGGAGTAGACCCCTTTTCATTTTGGAATTATTCGTTAGATGAGCTATTCGATATTATTTCAGCACATGAAAGAAAGAAAAAAGAAATGGTGCGACAGGAAGCGATATCTCTTCAGATACAGGCCTTTCAGATAAGGGATTGTATCGCCACTGTCCTTAATGGCAAGGATGATTCATTCACTCCTACACAATTGTGGGACTTCTATCCTTCACTTTTTGAAGAGGATAGGAAAGAGTTTGAAAAAGAGAAGGAAAGAAAAGAGGTCGCAAGCGCTAGATCTTCTCGTATTGCCTTCAGTAGAAGACATAATGAAGCACTAAGAAAAAGAAAGGCGGTGATGCAGAATGACGGTAGAGGAACTGCAGATAGTAATATCTGCACAGACGAAATCAGCGAAATCAGAACTGAACAGCGTGAAGAATGAAGTCACCGGCCTAAAGAATCATGTTGATAAGGTTACAGGTTCAATTGGCAATTCATTTAAGAGTATTCGCAATATTGTGGCGGGTCTTGGTATTGCTTCTCTGATTAAATCAACGATATTAGGTAATATTGATGCTGCAATCAAGAGAGTTGATACTCTTAGCAATTATAGCCGTGTGATGTCGAATCTAGGCGTTGGCAGTGTTCAAGCGAATGCATCGATACAGAAACTAAGCAATAAGCTTATTGGACTTCCAACAACCCTAGACGATGCATCAGGCGCAGTACAGAGATTTACATCAGTGAACAGTAACATCTCTAGATCAACAGATATGTTCCTTGCACTAAATAATGCTATTCTAGCCGGCGGTGCAAGTTCCGAGATACAGAAATCAGCCCTAGAACAGTTGTCACAGTCATATGCTAAGGGTAAACCCGATATGTTTGAATGGCGTTCAGCGATGACCGCAATGCCTGCACAGATGAAACAGGTGGCTGAGGCCATGGGTTTTGTTAATGCTTCTGCACTAGGCGAGGCATTAAGAAATGGAACTGTATCAATGGACCAGTTCATGAATACTCTTATGCAGTTAAACACTCAGGGTATTAACGGCTATCAGTCATTTGAGGAACAGGCAAGAAATGCGACAGGTGGAATTGCTACATCAATCGCTAATATGAGAACAGCTATTGTTAGAGGTATGTCAGATGTAATGAACACAATCGGACAGTCTAATATTGCTGGATTCTTTACCAATATTGCAAAGGCAATTAATTCATGCATCCCATATGTTGTTGCATTCACTAAAGTTGTTATGGTCGCCGTTGGGTATCTGACGGCACTGTTTGGCGGTAAATCAAAGAAGTTAAGTTCTTCCTTTGGTGGTGTGTCCAACAATGCTAAAAAGGCAGCAGGAAACACAGGGACTCTTGCAAAGAATATGAATAATGCTTCCGATAGTTCACAGAAGCTTTCTAAAGGAGCAAGCGGAACAGGTAGCGGATTAAAGAAAGCGGCAGGAAATGCTTCTAAACTCAAGAAGGAATTGAACGGAGCTCTTGCTGGATTCGATGCAATCAATAACATCAATTCAAGCAATAGTTCAAGTGATCCATCTTCAGGTGGCTCAGGTGGTTCGGGCGGTGTTGGTGGTTCCGGTGGCATTGGTGATATAGGAAGCATAGGTGCTGATGCGTTTGATACTGGAAGTATGACTGCACCACTCGAAGAAGTAGACAAGCAGTTAGAAGAAATCAAGAAGAAGGTTGCTGAATTCTTTCAGCCTTTAAAGCAGTCATGGGATAAGTTTGGAGCGCCGATGATTGCAGCTGCAGTATATGCATTCAATGGCGTCAAGAACCTTCTTATGGAAATCGGCAAGTCAATGTACACGGTGTGGGAAAACGGCACAGGTGCAAAGACTGTCGAACTGATATTGAAGATATTCACTAACATCTTCAAGATAATTGGCAATATCTCTCAAGGATTGGCCGATGCATGGAACACTGCAGGCCTAGGTGATTCAATCATCCAGCATTTATGGAATATATTTAACTCTATATTGAAGATCATCAATGAGATTCTGAAAATGGTGAGGGATATCACAAAAGCCATTGACTGGACTGTTGTATTAGGTGCAGTGAATGTGGTTCTTGGTATCATTGATGGGCTATTCTCTTTCATAGCAGATAATGTAGGTCTTATTCTTGGCATACTTTCAGCTATTGCGGGATTATCATTATTTTCTACTCTTGCCGGAATTCTTGGCACTGTCATCACACAGATACAGATTGCAGTGGGAGTATTTTCAGGTTGGGCATCACTTGCAACTGCATTGAGCGGTGCGTTCGGAATTCTTCCACAGATATTCGCATCTATTGTAATGGCTGTGAATCCTGTAAATGTCATCATAGGGGCAGTCATTGCTACAGTTGTAGATTTATGGCAGAAGAGTAAGAGTTTCAGAGATGACATAGTAAGCATTCTAGGAAATATCGCCACTATTGTTCAGAAGGTGTTTATGAATATTGTTGCACCTGTTATCAGTACAGTAGCAGGCATCATTAAAGATTTTGTGAATATGGTGCTAAAACCACTGTGGAATGTATGGGAAACAGTTTTTAAGGATATCATGGGAATTGTTAGTGATTTATTAAAATTTGTAACACCGATTTTTAGTACAATTCTTGATATTTTAGGGCCAGTCTTCCAGTTATCACTAACACATCTTCAAGGCACATTTAGAATTGTGTTCGCAGCAATTGGAGGTATTATCCAGGGCGCAGGTGCAGTAATTCACACTGTTGTTGATGGTATCAGAGGATTCTTTAATGGATTAGGAACTTGGATGGAAGGAACTTTCGGTTTCAAATGGAAGAATGTGTTTGAAACGGTTAAGAATGTCGTCAAGGTGTTCAGAGACTACATGGGTCCTATCATCAATTCCGTACAGGTTATTTTCATGGGTCTAGCTAACTTCATCGGTGGCGTGTTCTCAGGCAATTGGAGGAGAGCATGGCTTGGTGTTAAGCAGATATTTGAGGGCATTGTTTCCGGATTAGGACACATCTTCAAGGCTCCATTGAATTTTATGATTGATGGAATTAACAAATTCTTAAGTGGTATCGGCAAGATAAAGATTCCTGATTGGGTTCCTGGTGTCGGTGGAAAAGGATTCTCAATTCCTAGGATTCCTAGACTCGCAAAAGGTGGTATCGTAAGTGCATCCACTATTGCCAATATTGGTGAAGCAGGAACAGAAGCAGTAATACCATTACAGAGAAACACACAGGGACTTGATATGATTGCTGAAAAGATTTCAGAAAGATTATCATTTTCTCAGAATGACGGCACAGGCGCTACCTACGTCATTAAATTGGTACTTGATGATGGCAGAGTAATCACTAAGATGGTGATTGACAATATTAAGGACTATGAAGCACGCACAGGCAAGCCTGTATTTGACTATTAGGAGGTGGAATAAATGGCAGATGAAGCGAAAATCAAGATAAACGGAACACTTATTCCGACTCCTTCAGATATCAGCGTAGAAATCAATGATTTAGATTCGGATAGTGTCAGACCTGTTTCAACAGGCATCTTAAGAAGAAATAGAATACGTTCTAACATGCTTAAGATTACATGTACATATAAGTTGAATACATTCACAGATGTAATGAATATTCTGAAGGTACTCACTCCGGCAGAGTTCACGGCAGAACTCTACATTCCTGATCATGGTATCAGAGGAACCAAGAAGATGTATGCTTCAAATAAGAAGTACAATTATAAGAGAGTGCAGTCTGGTCTAAAGGCAGATTCATTCTCTTTCTCTCTGATTGAGGTGTGATCATATGCTTATAAAATATGGAGAGACAAATGTAACGGACAGACTTCTTGATTATAAGATGTCTGTCTCTTTTGCTGACTGCCGTATGATAGGCAACGTGCCATCAATTGAACTGACAATGAAGTTCGATAACTATGACGGCATTCTTGACAATATCGACATCAGCAAGTACTGGGAAGTCAAGGAGAATGATGCATCTGATACAAGATACTTCAAGGTGTATGATCAGCCGGAGAAGTACACTAAGGAACTTACTCTCAAGATGTATGACAATAACTATTCTCTTGATACAGCATACGATACTAAACTATCATATCCTGTCACTATAAAAGACCAGCTAGACGAGATTGAAAGTCTGACTGGTCTTTCTATTATTCGTGAAGGAATACCGCAGTACGTTCTTGATAAGAGCGTATCATGGTACGATAACACGATTGTGATAAGAAACTATCTTGGGTGGATTGCTGAACTGTTTGCAGCAAATGTCTATGCAGAGGGGATTGATTCTATTAGGTTTGTTCCTATTGAAAAGACTGCCTTTGCAACTACACAGGATTTAACAGATTATGAAAAGAATGAAGTGTATACACTCACAAGAGTATATGCTGAAAATGGTCTCAATCCTCTTTCTAAAGGCGACGAGACAGGAAATACGCTGTTTATTGATTCAACTAATCTATATGCAGATGAACAGAGCATTATTGACAGCATCTATGACAGACTTAAAGGATTGACTTTCAATCAGGTGAAGAATGTCACGATGATATCGATTGATAACCTTCTTCCTGGGGCTCTTGTCAATTATAACAGTAATGAATTCACTTTCTTTGTATCGGATCTAACTGTTAATTACAAGGGTGGACAGTTCTCTATGTCTACAGTTGATGGCAGTGTTACAACAAAGAATGAAGAAAAGACAGTGAATCGTGTATCCAATACAACACGAATCAGAAAGCTGCAGGTCCAGCAGGACCAGGAATCATTGAAACTAGATATAATCGCAAAGGAACAGGAAGGCATCAATGACAAGATGGCTCAATTAAGTCTGTCTAATGAGAAGATATCGCTAAGGGTTTCAGAAGTTGAAGAAAAGGCTGGAGAAGCAATCAAACAGGCACAGGGTTCTGTTAAGAAATTTGTGTGCCAGTATGCTGGTTCAAATGATGGTGTTACACCTCCTCAAAGTGGCTGGTCCGAGACTGCACCGGCATGGCGTCCTGGATTATATATATGGCAGAGAACTGCTACTACAATCAATGATACTGTCACATACAGTACGCCAGTCTGTATAACAGGCGCTAAAGGCGAGGATTCAATACTATTATGCATAGAATCATCAAATGGCACGACATTCAAGAACAGTGATGTGGCAACTATATTCACAGTAAGTGTCTATGTGGGTGGAGTTGTGATTGATAACTCCACTAAATTAAGAGAAACATTCGGAGATGGTGCATATCTCCAATGGCTCATTAAAAGGCACGGAGAGACAGAATTCAGCAAGATCCCGTTAGATGATTCAAGGCTTAACGATAACGGGTTCATGTTCACTATTTCAGCGAAAGACATTAAATTCAAAGCAGTATTCAACTGCGAGTTAAACATTTAGGAGGAAAATTATGGCAATTAAAGCAGTCAATCAGATTGACGTTATTGACTTAACCGATGGTTATTCGGTTGTATTAACAAATGACAACTATACATTCTTAGGTACTACCAGTGCAGTAAACGGCACACAGACAACTACTACACAGGTGATGGCATTATGTGGTAGTGAACAGGTTCCATGCACGGTAGGAACTATTACATGTCCTACAGGCATTTCGGCTGTATCTGACGGAAAAGCACCAATGCCAACAATCACAGTTACTGCAACATCTGCATTAACTAAGAGCGGTACTATTACTATCCCTATCGTCGTTGATGGTGATATTACAATTAACAAGACATTCAGTTACTCTATCGCATTCAAGGGTCAGACAGGACAGAATGGTACAAGTGTTACCGTAAGTTCAACTTCTGTAACATATCAGGTCGGAGCAAGTGGAACTACTAAGCCAACAGGAGAATGGAGTGCAACAGTACCTAACGTACCAAGTGGACAGTTCTTATGGACGAAGACAGTAGTAAAGTACTCTGACGGCAAATCAACAGAAGCGTATTCTGTCTCTTACAAGGGTACAAATGGTATAAACGGTTCAAATGGTACAAGCGTTACAGTTAGTTCAACTTCCGTCACTTACCAGGTTAGTACAAGTGGTACTACTACTCCGACAGGAACATGGAGCACTACAGTACCAAGCGTACCGAACGGTCAGTATCTATGGACCAAGACAGTCGTTGTGTATTCAGATGGTAAGTCTACCGAATCATATTCTGTATCTTACAAAGGTACAAACGGAACGGATGGAAAAGATGGCTTAGACGCTATCACAATGGCGATCACTTCAAGCGGTGGAACAATTTTCAAGAATACCGCTATTGCTACTACTTTAACTGCTCATGTTTATAAAGGTGGAGTTGAAGTGACTGGCTCCGCTTTGTCTGCATTAGGAACTATCAAGTGGTACAAGGATGGTGGAACTACTGCCGTAGCAACAGGAGCAACTTATACAATCGGTGCTGGTGATGTCTCAAACAAAGCCACATTCAGCGCTCAGCTAGAAGGATAAATATATGATTAAGGCATCGGCTAGCATGACACTCGTAAGAGTCAACGATGGCGAAGACGGCCAAGGAATTCGCTCGATCACTCCGGAGTATTACCTATCAGATTCTGCAACGGAAATGCCCGATGCAAGCAGTAACGGGTGGAAAAGCGTTCCCGATGACTACATTGACAAGCATTATTACTGGGTAAGGTCGAAGATATTATGGGATGATGGAACATATACAACGACCACCCCAGTGCTTGCAAATGACCTAAAGTCAATCATTGATGATTACGACAACAGAATAAACAACATGAACAGTCAGCTGCAGCAGGCAACCAAGGATGCTTCTTCATCTATAGAACAGACTAAGACATCTATCTTGCAGACAGTCTCAGAAAACTATTACAGTGCCTCTGACGGTAAGAACCTTGCTTCTACTGTATCTACTATTCAGCAGACAACAGAAAGTATTCAGATTGGATTCGTGAAGAAAGAAGACTTTACATCCCTTTCTGACAAGGTCTCAAACAATCAGAATCAACTGAACACCTATATCAGATTCAACGCAGAAGGAATCGAGATAGGAAAACAGGATTCTGAATTCAAGACAAAACAGACAAACAGTAAATACTCTATTCTTCAGAATAATGACGAAGTGGCATATTTCGCAAACAACAGAATGTATAACTCAAACATTGAGGTTTCTAGTTCCTTAAGAATTGGGAACTTCGGATTCATTGTTAATAGCGATGGATCATTGACTTTTAAGAAAGTAGGTGGTGACTGATGGCGACAAGCGCATCATGCAGTGCGTCATTCGGTGGTGGCAATGGTAATGTCACAATGACAATGACACGTACAAGTGTCAATGTTGACGGAAACTATGATTTATGGACTGCTACACTGACAAAGTACTATAAGTGGAATATCAGCTCTAGTGCAACAAAGTACGGCTCAATGTGGGCAAATGGTGTCCTTATCTGGTCCGGTGGTGTAACTATCGGAGGAACAGGTACAAAAACTTTAGCAACAGTTACGAATATCAAGATTCCGCATGACAGCAACGGTGGCAAGCATTTTGATTTCTCATTCTCACAGGAACTCAAAGTTACATTATCCGGTAAATATGTCGGCAGTGTGTCTGCTTCGGGTGGTATCGACTGCGATGTCATTCCTAGAGCAACTAAGCCATACTGTTCTCCAGCGTCTGTATATTTTGGCAACAGTGTCACAATCAAGACACCTAGAGCGTCATCTGATTTCGGACATGTAATATCGTACAGTTATTATGATACGAATGTACAGATTGCTGCTAATCAGTGGAATGATGAATTTAAGTGGACTGTACCGACTTCACTTATCAACAAGATGACTAATGCGTCATATTCATATATGACGTTCAAGGTAGACACATACAATCGTGCTGGCAAATACATAGGCACTAACTACTGTCGATTGGATTTAGTACTTCCATCGGGTTATGAGCCTACTGTAACAGGAATCACATATACAAACGAAGATACTGCTATCGCAAATAGATTCGGTGCATCAACGATCATACAGGGTGTTTCGAAAGTCAAGTGTAATGTATCTGCTACGGCGAAGAACGGTGCTACAATCACTTATTACAACAATGAGATTGATGGACAGCTTATCCCTGGCCCTAACAGTTACTTTACTACTCAGCCCCTTAAATCCTCTGGGACAGTAGTTCTTAAATCGACAGTTACAGATTCGAGAGGACAGAAGGCTACACTCTCTAAGAATATCAGTGTTACAGAATGGTGGTCACCATCTGTCAAGAATGTCACTGCACAGCGTTGGAATGTATCATCCAATAAAGCAGATGATGAAGGCACGGCGGTTAGAATCACTTATTCATTCTCAATTGCACCTGTTGCAAATAAAAATGATAAGACTGTCATGATTCAGTACAAGAACGGTGAAACGTGGACAACTCTTGCAACTTACACAGATTCATACAGTGGCGAGAACAAGGTATACATATCATCCGCTGGTAAGTTCAGTACAGATAATGCTTATTCTTTCAGAGTGCTTATCAAGGATTACTTCACAACAGACGGCGTTGCATCTTATGCTGCAATCGCACCATCATTCAAACTCTTGGATTTTTCCGCTGATGGTCGAGGAATCGGAGTTGGATGCAAAGCAGAAAGTGGCAAATTGAAGGTGGACATGCCTCTTGAAGCGCAGTCCTATAACGGTTATGCCTTTGATTTTGACACTGAAAATCAGATTGATACATGGATTCCTGTATTGACTAATGAAAAGATACAGAATAAGGACAATAAAAAGATACAGCATAAAGATGTCGGTTGGTCAAACTGGATCTCTTGTGGAACTAACGGATGCGGTGTCAAACTGCAGTACAGATATAACAGCGCATTTAAGTTATGTGAACTGAACTGGGACGGGCTCATAAATGCAACAATCGGTGGGAACACGATGGGGTATATGTGGACTGGATTTCCAGCCGACAAAAAGCCAAAAGGAAACATGTTCATTCCTGTACCAAACTCTGCCGCAGATGCTGGGCTAGTAATCAGATATTACCCTGTAACCAACGATATGACAAAAGGCAATTTCACCTTGACTTCACTAAAAAACACCATAAACAGCGCTTATATTTGCGGTTTTTATACATACTCATATGCTTAAAAAGGAGAAGGAAATATGAAATTATATGATACATCATTAAAATACATGGATGCGATTAACGCAATCGGAGGCACTATTGTAGCAGTATTGACTGCTGCATTAGGCACACATTGGTTTTTATTTGTGGGTTTTTTAACATTAAACATCATTGACTACATCACAGGAATTAGAAAATCTAGATTAACAGGCAAAGAAAATTCCGCTAAAGGAGTCAGAGGTGTATGGAAGAAACTAGGCTATTGGTTAATGGTGCTAGTAGCATTCCTTGCATCAGCAATTTTCATCGAGATCGGTCAGACTATCAATGTTGATCTAACAATTACTACATACGTAGGTTGGTTTACTTTAGCATCACTTATTATTAATGAGTTACGCAGCATCATTGAGAACTTCGTGGAAGCCGGAGACAATGTACCATCAGTTTTAACAAAAGGACTAGAAGTAGCAGAAAATGCTATTAACAAAGGAGAATAAAACATGGAATTACAAGACACAGTAGAACTAATGAACAGTGCTGAATATAAAGACAGATTTAAAGCAGAATACTGGCAGGCTAAAATCAGATATGACAAATTAGATGATATGACTGTCAAGTATGAAGCACGTACTTTGACATTCATTCCTAGATGTTCGCTTGAGTTACTCAAGGAGCAAAAGAAGCATTTAGGAAATTATATTCGCACTCTTAAGATTAGAGCGGAAATCGAAGGAATTGAATTATAAGAAAGAAGGTATAAAGTATGATTATTAACGTACATGGTGGACATAGTTTAAAATGTCGTGGAGCAAGTGGTTTATTAGATGAAGTCAATGAAGACAGAAAAGTTAAAAATAAAGTCATTGAGTTGTTAAGAGCAAACGGACATACAGTATATGACTGTACTGATGATAATGGAAAAGACCAGAATTCTAACCTAAAAGCAATTGTAAACAAGTGTAATGATCATAAGGTTGACTTAGATGTCTCTATTCATCTCAACGCTGGAGGCGGAACAGGTACAGAGGTATATGTCTATAGCGACAACTCAAAAGCCAAAGATGAAGCTGAAAGAATCGTCAAGAATATTTCTAACACTCTAGGCATTAGAAACAGAGGTGTTAAAACATCTACTAAGTTATATGTGTTGAGAAAGACTAATTCTCCAGCACTACTTGTTGAGTGCTGCTTTGTTGACAACGCTATTGATAAAGTGAAATGGAACGCTGACAAGTGCGCAAAGGCAATTGTAGAGGGTATCTTAAATAAGAGTGTTAATGAACACGTTGAAACTCCTACACCTAAGCCACAGAGCAATGCATCTAATGCTTTAGGTACTTATATGATTACTGCTAGTGATTTAAGCGTCAGAACAGGACCAGGGGCTAACTGTAGAAGAAAGACATATGAGGAATTAACTAAGAACGCTAAGGCTCACGATTACGATAAGGACGGATGTCTTAATTACGGTACTCGTGTCACTGTATCTCAATTCGATGGAGATTGGGCAAAGATTCCTAGTGGATGGGTTGCGAGAAAGTATTTGAAAAAAGTCTAATTTAAGTTTTATTATGAGGTTATTCATAAAGATGTTGACTAAACTCGACTAAATCTCGACTACACAACAATTTATATTCATAAGAAAAGACCAGGGC